AGAACAAGGAACTCTCGCGCGGAGAGGCGGTGCGCCGCTGGCCTGGGCTGGCAACCATGTTCTCCCGTGTCAAGGATGACGGAAGGGCCGAAGCCGCCCTTATTGGTCTCGCCGGCAGCATGTGGGACAAGTGATGGGCCGTCCCCTAAAGAACGAACTGGGCCGACGCTATCGGTTCTTGACCGTAACAGCCCTGTGCCCACCAATTAACGACGGTAAGCGTTCCCGCGCTTATTGGAGTTGCCAGTGCGACTGTGGCAAAGAGACGGTTGTCCTGGGCGATCATTTGCGCAACGGCACGGTCCAATCTTGCGGGTGCTTCCATGCGAGTAACATGGTGGAACGGCAGAAAATGCTATTCCGCGCTCGGCATCTTTGAGCGAGCCCACGCTCGCTGACGCTCTCCGAGAAGTCGAACGCCTCCGACAGCCTCTGCGTAACGCGAAGACTGCGGAGGACTTGGAAAGGGACGCCGCCTTGTTCCGCGCGATCAAGGCGTTGTATTGGCTGCACCGTCGTGGGTCTGACGCGGTGAAGGCGCTCAAAGAAACGGGGCGAGAATGGAAATAGACGCCGGCAACGCTATGGCCTTCGAGATACTCGAAGAGAATTTCAAGTGGGCCTCGCACTACGCCCGCTGCGCCGTTGAGGCTGCTGAGAGGCAATCGTTCCTGGGTGTCGACCTAAACCTCGAAGAGATGCGCCGGGTGCTGAAAGAGGCAATGGCTACAAGGAGGCTGATCGTATGAGCGCTGAATATCCCGGACTATTACATTGCTATCGCTGCGGGGCGCACTATCGCGCAGGCAACTGGATGACCGCACGCTTTGAAGGGACGGCACCGCCGATTCCAGTAGCAAGACTTGACGACAATAATTGTCCCATCTGTCGCCGCCCTCCTGATCTGGAGAAGCCAAAGCCAATCCCCCTAAGAGTGATGTAATCATGAAGGTCATCGAGACTGACGCTTACCGCCGGCTGAGCAACCCCCAAGCCGATATCGAATGGCTGACGACAGAGGAACGCGCCATCTTCTTTGGCGAGCTAAAGAGCTATGGGGCAGAGAAGGGCTACAAGCCCGGATGGGCCTCCATGAAATACAAGGACCGCTTCGGCGATTGGCCCCCGCGCCACGTCGAGGCCACGCCGGAAATCGAATGCAGCGGTGAGACACTCCTGTGGATCAAGGCGACCATGCAGGACTGCTGGAGGCGCAATCGCGCTTGACAAGACAGTGTATGACAGGCTATGATAAGGTACCAGATGCACGGATGAAGAGGAGAGAAGCCCGTGGCACGACCTGTTTTTGACTGTGTATGTGGAGACCATTCGTGGGCGTCTCTCACCAGGGGATGGGCGACTCTAGTCTCCCCCGAGGACCGCGCCTTATTGGCCGCGAGCAACTGGACGGCAGCCGTCCAGTCCAGCAGACAGGATCAGATATACGCGTTCCGCTTCCAAAATGGAAAAGCGGTTCGTCTGCACAGCCTAATTATGCCCCTCATGGGAGGGCAGGTTGTCGACCACAAAAACCGCAATGGGACGGACAACCGCCGGCCAAATCTAAGACCCGCTTCATATACCCAGAATCTATATAACGCTCGCCCCAGGAAAAGCAAATCTGGCTTGAAGGGCGCGAGCTGGCAGGCAGGGTCTAATAAGTGGCGCGCACAGATTAAGCTGGCGACAGGTAAGCGCCTTCACTTGGGTCTGTTCTCCTCCAAGGAAGCGGCTCACGAGGCCTACGCCAAAGCAGCTACTGAATACTTCGGCGAATTTGCAAGAGCAGCGTGATCTTCAGATGCACCATAACGGTCGGCGCGGTCGGGCTTTAGAAACGGCAGCACGTCGGACGAACCCGGTACTGTGGGATTGCGGCGATACACCGGAAGGGCAGCCCTCAAGCTGGAAGCCCACGCGCCGCCGGAGGCCTCGATTGCCTTCGAGAAGTAGCCAGCTGGTGCTGACGCCGTCGAGGGCGAGCAGCATTGCCTAGTGACCGCCGACCGGCTCGGGGGTTCAGATGGCAGGGGACCACCTTGGCGCTCACCCGCCTAGGATGGTCTCCCTGTACCTAGCAACCACCTCCTCTCAGAGGTTCAGATGATAGGCCATTAAAGGAGAGACCCGCCGTGAATACCAAGGAAATGAGAGAGATAGCGGCAGACATGGTCGCGCAGCGGGGTTCCACGGACGTGAGACTCATCCCTCGCATGCCACCGGCCGAACGCGCGGCCCAGGACGATGCTATGTCCGTTGCTCGCGCGCAGCCCCACCGACAGGGGAGTGACGATCCGGCGCTGGAGAGCGCTCTGGGGCGCTTCTGCCATCTCCGAAAGCTAGGGCCGCACTGTTACGGGGCCGGCGTCGAATATCGCAACATCGTCCTCGAAAGCCTCCGGGCGCGTGGTCTGCCTACCAACGGCTGGGCACCGGGCAATAGCGGCTTCATTGGTCTCTCGGATGCTCAGATCATGGCGAAGGCTACTCTCGCCAGGAAGAGGGAGGACAGCGCCAATGCGCTGTTGCGGGGGGCGGGGAGGAGCGACCTCCCGTCTGCCATGCGGTCGCTCTGCTACGATGAACGCGATCCGGTCCCCGGCACTCACTACTGGCTGGAGCGCGGGCTCGTAATCCTGGCGGAGGCGTGGGGTCTTGCGCCTCGTCGTGCATTCGATGCTTGACAGTGCGTCTGAAGTGGTGTAAGTTAGATTTGTCGGGGCGCTCTAATTGCGCCCTTTTTCCTTTCGGGGGAGTGTGATGGGCCGCCGCTGGGGCAACTCAGAGTTTGAGCGCGCCCAGGCCCCGTATGCCTTGAAGCATCCGCACCTTAATGACGCGGCCTTCGACTGGATGCCGGTCAACCTCCTCGAAGATTTTGACGACGTGGAAAACGCCGCCCTCGACGAGGTTGAGCGGTTCCAGACCAGTCGTCGCCGCGCTCCTATGCTGGACGAGATGGATGACGACTAAGCACGAGGCGCTCCAGATGGCCATGGATATGCGCAAGGCTTACGGCGTCCACTACCTGGACGAGCAGAGGCCCTTCAAGCTGATCGAAGACGGCCCGGTGCCGCAGGACGGCTTGGGGATCACCCAGTTTATTCAGGACGCCTCTGAGGCATTGGCTTCGAGTGAGGCACGTCTGCAATGACTGCTCGCCTTCGCCCCGGCCCTGAAGAACCCATGCCAGACAAGGGCCGTTCGTGCGGGCCTATGAACCGGGCCAAGCTGGTTAGGCATATTCGCGGCGTTATCCAGAATCTTGAATATGTCAGTGTATCGGATGGTGCATTGGGCGTGGAATACGCGCTGAGACACGCCCGCCGCGCGGAGCATCGAGCCATGGGCGAAGTGGAGGGCCACGAAGACGCCCCTATGGCCGCCGAGCCATGGAAAGGGAAATGGAAGTGATTGGCGCAGCGCTAGCTCTTGGCGACAGCATTGCCCTGGGCACCGGGCAGGCGTTGCATATTCTGACCATTGCCACTGTTGGCATGGGCTCGTGCGCTATCGCCCAACGCGTTCCATCAGCTCACTTTAGCGAGGTGGTGATCAGCGCAGGCGTGAACGATCCACCTGGTCGCTGCGTTGCGTCCATCCGTGACAAGCTATCTGCCGATCATGTGGTGTGGATACGTCCCATCAATGCGGCCGGCCCTACGGTTGACCGGGTGGCCGCCGCGCATGGAGACCGCGTCATCACCTACACAACCGGGCGCGATCATTTGCACCCAGCATCATACACCGCAGTGGCGGCCAGTGTCCGCGCGGCTTGGCCTCCCGCCTAACCCTTTCATATGGGGTGCACCTTTTTTGGATATCCATCTTCTCCCAGGAGATCAGTGGATGATCCATTGTTTTGGCATGAAGCCTATTACGCCCACGGCTCACACCATCATCAGGGTTAGGGATTGCTCAGGCTACTGGTTCCATTGGCCCGCAATGCCAACGGGCGACAAGTTTGACAGAGACGAGCGGTACAAGCCGCCGTCGCCCACCAAGCCGCGCACGAGGCGCGCATAACCTGAAGGCCCCTATCAATGGGGGATTGAACCAATGCCCAGAGGTGTACCCGGTCCGGTAAAACAAAGGACGCGAAATCCACCCAGCACGGCCTTCAAGAAGGGGTGTAAGCCTGGGCCAGGGCGGCCCAAGGGCGTGCGGAACAAATTCACTGAGGAGCTGAAGTACGTCATCCTTGACGCGTTCCACAACGCCCACCCTGAAGGCCTCTATGGCTTCCTCCGCGACGCGGGGGCTGAGACGCCTACGGCCGCATTTGCATTGCTGGGGCGGCTTCTGCCGCTTTCGACTGAGGGCAAGGTCGACGCGACCATCACCGTGATCTACCGCGACGAAACAAGCACATGAACTTGGGAGCCCCACGACGCTGGTGGTGGTGGCCCAAACCCTGGACGCAGGGTGACGTAGCCCCGGCCTACGGGCGGCAGGATGTGGGAACATCAGCCGGGAGTCATTATGCCTGAGCTGATCCTCAGCGCACGTAAGGCATTCAAGCCCTACCGGACTAGGACGCAGCGCTATGCCATTATGGTGGCCCATCGGCGGTGCGGCAAGACTGTTGCCTGTGTGCAAGACTTGCTTGACCGCTCGACGAGCTGCCGTCAGCCACACGGGCGCTACGCCTATGTGGGCCCTTATCTGGGGCAGGCTAAGGAAGTCGCCTGGGAGTACCTCAAGCGATTTGGCGAGAGCATCATCGTTGACAAGAATGAGGGTGAGCTTTGGGTCGAGACGCTCCAAGGGCACCGCATCCGCATCCACGGTGCAGATAACCCTGATCGGCTGCGGGGTGCATATCTGGACGGAGTAATCCTCGACGAGTATGCCGACATGCGGCCGTCGATCTACGGGACCGTCATTCGGCCGATGCTTGCTGACAGGGAGGGCTGGGCCACCTTCATTGGGACGCCCAAGGGGAGGAATGAATTTCACGCTAGGTGGGCTGCGGCCCAGAACGACCCCAGGTGGTTCCGCTCCATGCTGCGGGCCAGCGCCACCGGGCTCCTGAAGGTCGAGGAGCTCGACGACGCCCGCAAGGAGATGACGCCAGAGGAATACGAGCAGGAATTTGAATGCTCGTTCGACGCCGCGATCAAGGGCTCGTACTTTGGGCGCGAGATCGCTGCTTTACAGGACGCTGGGCGCATATGTCAGGTCGACCGGGTCACCGGCTGGCCGCTTTACACCGTCTGGGACATTGGCGTCTCAGCCTCAGGCATGATGGCTATCTGGGTCTTCCAGGTCATCAACGGCGACGTCCGTGTCTGTGACTGCTATTTCAACCACACTGCGGGGTTTCAGCACTATGTGGACTGGCTCAACGCACGCGGATACGGAGGCGAAGGCGTCACCGATTGGGTGCCTCACGACGCAGCCGTATTCGAGCCCATTGCCGGCCGAACTAGAGTGGAAGCTCTTTCCGGTATGGGGCGGGCACTTGCAATGGTGCCTCGTACCACGATCCCCGACCGTATCAACGCCGCCAAAATGGGCTTGGGGCGCACTTACTTTGACGCGACCCGCTGCGCCGATGGCGTAGAGGCTCTGCGGCAGTATCGCACTGAGTGGGACGAGAAGCGCAAGGCCTTCGCCGACACGCCCAATAGGGACTGGACGACCGATATAGCCGACGCCTTCACATATCTGCATGTTTGTGCTCGCGAAATGATCGAGATTGCTACCCCGGCAGCCAAGCCGGCTGGCATCGCGCTGGCTGATCTGACGATGGACGAGTTCCACGACCTTACTGACAGGCACGAGAGGAGAGACCGAGTATGAAGGAGGGCACGTTCTTTCCCGCCGGGGACGTACGCGTAACGCACTTCGCGTCCATGACCGACAAGCTTATTGCAGACGTGCGGGAGCACGCTGACATTACCGGCAGCCCGGAGGCCAAGCGCGTTGCCGCTATCGCCATCACCAACTACGAGCAAGCCGCCATGTGGGCAGTCAAGAGCTTGTTTTCGTGATTGTTGTTATTGCGCTCAACGGCCAACGCTTTCGCGCGCATAGCATGGCGGACGGGCGTCAGATTGCCGCCGCACTCCGGAATAGCGGCAAACAAGCGACCGTTACGGGGCCGTGGAAGCGGAAGCACCGATAGTTTCACGGCTCCCGAGTTGACGGGTAAGACAGGAGAGTTTCGATGACTAAGCCAGTCACTTTCGGCTAACATCCTCTTAATCGCCTTTGGAGTATTAAAACCAATGCCAATCAAATCCTATCACATTGCTGCGGAAATTGGTGGCGCTCCCATGACACTAATTAGTGAGATGTCTGGGAACGCCAACACGATCCCCGATAAGAATGGCAACTTGTTTGTCAGCCTAAATCCGGGGGATGTAATCGAACGGATTGAGGGAACGATCAGTCTGAAGTGTGCGGGTGAACTCTTCTGGCAGTTGAATGCCGGGCCAACTGGCGCGAGCACTGATCCGTTTCTTTGCGCTTTTGAGTTCATCAACGCCGTGGGGCCGCTTCCTGACGCTCAAAATACCGTGCTGGGCAAGACGTATCAGGTTAGCTTCCCGATCCCCGCCGATTGGAATCCTATGGGGCCGGTTATCGCCTTCAACTTTCAGTATTATAACATGACGAGTGTGGCGCAGGCGTCTGGCTTTGAAATCCAGCTCAATCTGTTGGCGTCGTGACGCTTGACACGGTGCGTGGCATGAGTCATAGTGCCACGCATGAGCAATGCACTCCGCCTGCCACGGAGCGATAAGAACCCCTCGCGGGCGGAGTCTCTCAACCTTGGGAGAATGTTTTATGAGGGGCGTCCGTGCGCTAAGGGGCACGGCCGGGTGCGCTATGTCTCCTCCTACCGGTGCGCTTCATGCGCCAAGGATCTAGGTTCTCTTTCAAGAGTATTTAAGAGGCAATAGCCATGAAGCTTTTCTTAGCTACAGCGTTAGCGTTGGTGCTTTCTCAGGCTCCTATTCAGGCTGACGCCGCTTCGTTCACCGTTCCTAGCTTCACCCTTACGGGGCCTGCGAGCACTGGGACGGTCTGCACGCCGACCGACGCTGCGTCCGGGCTCGCCAGCGCTGCGTTTGCGGGGACCGTGATGTTTAACTGCGTCGTTAGTCCTTCAACCTGGGTGGGGGGTGTCGCGTTGGTTGATCCGGCGCTTCAGGTCGTGGGTCTCTCGGGCAACCTCTTTAACCTCGCCATGGTCTCAGCCGGTGTGGCCCAGACCTATGCGGCTGGCACGGGGACGACGACTCCGTGAGGCTAGCCGCCTTAGCATTCCTTGCGGGCGTAGGGGCGGCGCAGGCCCAAAGCAGCTTCCCAGTGCCGTCCTTTACTCTGGAGCCGGACACATGCGGAGGGGTTAACCCGCTGGCTCCATACTACATCATCCCGAGCAACTCCGCTTACGATATTCCTCTTCCCATAGTGTTGCCTGTGGGCGATCTGCTAACAGTTGTATCAAGTCTCCCTGCAAATCTCCAAGCTCTGGCCATAGTGGCGGGGGATGGGGTTACACCACTCATCGAGCTAGACCCCCAAGTGGCCAGCTACACCAACTTGACGTGTCCGCCGACTGAAACGGTCAGCGTAACCGACGCCCAGGGATATCTAACCATGGTCATGGTCGTCGATATAGTCACTTCCCAATGAAAACTCTAGGAGAGAAGAATATGCGTCTATCAGCCATCGACTGGATCACACGCGGCGGCATTATCGGGGCTGGCGCACTTGCTATCTTTGCCATCTGGGGCGGCTTCGCGCATGCGGAAGGAGCGGCCGTTAACGAGCAGCCTGACGGGGCGTGCGCTACCTACTCGCTAAGCCATCTTGAAGCGGACTTTCCCAAGTCAAAGTTTGTCGAGTTAAACAAGGGCCAGTTTGCGTCGGTCCGGGCGGCCGTTGAAGGGAGCGGTTCCCCCTTCCCGGGTGATGTGGCCGCAATCGACGTGACGACTGCCCTCAACGATGACGGCTCTGACGCCTCCGACACAATGGTGTTGTTTGGCGTCGATGACAAGGGCTGCATTGTGGGACACATGCAAATGCCCTCCTCCGTTTTTGACGCCATTATGGCCAGCCCGCCAGCGTGAGGTGGCGCTGGCGTAACTGGGACTTGATTGTCTTATATGTTATGTGGACAATCGTACTGACGACGGCGGCCTTGCAACTTGCTTTTGAGGCCGCCTTTCTATTGCGGGGTGGGCGATGATCTGGGATAACTGGGACGTGCTTGTCTACAGCGCCGTTGCCTGCCTCGTCGTCATTAAACTGGTTGACCTCGTATGGAAATGAAGCCCCGCCTCAAACTGATGACCAACGGTACGTTGTACGACTATGCGCCCCGTAAGAACGGGCAATCGTTTTGGCTGATCTATGGCTTTATCATTGCCGGCCATGCCTTCCTTCTCGGAAGGGCGACTGTCGAGGGCGAAAAGAGGAGAGACAGTTGAGCCCTGCTTTCATCGCTTTCATCATCTTGATGTGTTCCGCCCTCGGCTGGGTAGTCGCCACTCAGCGCTCGTTCGGGGTCTATCTGTGAGCCGTCCGACAGAGCAACGGGCACCCTAAGATGTCTGATGATACGGGCGAGAGCCTCACCCCGCAAAGCGATGATGTCGGGCAATGGCTCTCGCTCATCGATGAGGCTCGCAAGGATATGCGGGACTATCAGAAGCAATGCGAGCGTATTCGCAAGAAGTACCGCTATGAGAACAGCTTAAGCGCCAAGCGCCGCAAGTTTCAGATGCTGTGGGCGAATCAAGAGATATTGAGGCCCGCAGTCTATGCAAAGAGGCCATCCCCAGCAGTTTCTAATCGGTGGAAGGATGGAGACGCTGTCGCCAGACAGGCCAGCGAGCTGCTCGAAAGAGTTCTCGATTTCCAGTTTGACACCATGGACTACGATCATGCGTTCAAGCAATTGCGGGACGACTACCTCCTCTTTGCTCGCGGTGTGGTGCGTCTACGGTACGAACCAGTCTTCCGATCAGGAGAGGTAGACGAGGTAGATGACGGATTTAGCGCCGCCAAGCCTGAGGGCAACACGTCAGGCGAAAAGAACGATTTTGAGACAGCTGAAGATGCGGGAGTTGATGGCGCAGCTGGAACGGGCGATCGAACTAGCTTGCCGGCCCACGCCGCCGCAGTCGATGGGGCTGAGCACCTCCCAGACGACGGTGAATATACCCTCGACTTTGAAAACGTCGCCCTAGACTTCGTCCACCTGACGGACTTCGTCCACCCGAAAGCCCGCTCGTGGAAAGAACTACCGTGGGTCGATTTCATCAGCTATATGAGCCGCGCGGCGCTAATCAGGCGCTTCGGTGAGGAAATAGGCAACGAAGTCCAACTGGACACCGTCGACGAGGGTGAAGACAAAGAAAAGAAGGCTAGCAAGGGGATAAACCCTCGCAAGGCTACCGTTCACGAGATATGGGACAAGGAGAAGAAGCGTGTTCTCTGGGTCTCGGAGGGCTACCCCGAGGTCCTGGACGATTGTGATCCGTATCTTAAGTTCGAGGGCTTTTTTCCGTGCCCGCGGCCAGCCTACGGCACTCTTTCTACTGATAGCCTGGAGCCTCGTCCTGATTATGTGTTTTACCAGGACCAAGCGGAAGAAATTGACGAGCTTACGTCCCGCATCGGCGCTCTCACCGAGAGCCTCAAGCTTGTCGGGTTCTACCCTGCCGGACCCGCTGGGGAAGGCGCGCCAGAAATCGAGATGGCAGTAAGGCCCGGCTTCGAGAACCGGATGATCGCCGTTAAGAGCTGGGGCCAGTTCACGAAGGGTGGCAAAGATGGCGTTCCTATCGTCTGGCTGCCTGTTGAGCAGGTCGGGGAAATCCTCAAGGGCTGCGTCGAGATGCGCAAGCAGCTCATTGATGACGTCTATCAGCTCACAGGCATATCGGATATCATACGGGGGACCACGGAAGCCGAGGAAACTGCTGCCGCCCAAGGGCTTAAGTCGCAATGGGGTTCTCTTCGACTCAAGGAGCGCCAGAACGAGCTAGCGCGGGTTGCGCGCGACGTAACGCGGATGGCCGCCGAGGTGGTGAGC